CACTGGTTCTGATGCGGTGCTGGCCCAGTTATCTGCTGTGGCCCCGGTCTGAACCCACCTGTACGCTCAATCATATTAGGATCACCGATGCCAGTGCCTCCACCGATGCCAGACCCAAGCGGTGCTGGCGTAGCTGGAAGTGGTTGGGATCTTTTTATCCGTTCACGAGCCGCAATCTCCTCTGGGGTCATTCCAAGAGGTCCGTTCTGTGGCCCCGTTCCTGGCACAAAACGCTGTACCGGCGGTTGCCCTCCAAAAGCAGTTTCTTGACGAACCTCAAGCGGTGCTGGCCCAGTTATCTGCTGTGGCCCCGGTGGAAAATTGCCCTGACGGTAACGCATCAATGCCTGGATCTGGGCCTCGTTCTCCCGCATCATCATATTCTGTCTATCCCGCGTTCCCATCAGGTTTTGTCCGCCTGCCGCCCGAGCGTTTGCCAGCGCCATCTCCCGAAGCAGCATATTCCGCCTTTCCTGCTCTGGCCCACCCCGCTCCTCGCGTCCTAACCCCCCTATTCCGGTTTGTAGTGGATTCAAACTTGCCATCCCCACGGAAGACTGCGGGTCCACGGGAGCAGTCGAGAGCCGCTGCTGTAGTTGTTGAGCCATTTGCCTATCTGCGGCATTAACCCGATCAGCAGCAGCCTGATTTTCAGCAGGCGATTTATTAGGATCATGTTGAACCATTCCCGATTGTTCCATCCTGAATGGCCCAGCAGGCATTTCCGGCTGCTGCATCATTCTCTGAGCTTGTTGACTAGCAATAGGTGGAGGTGCGGCAGCAGGAGGAGGTACTGGCGGTGCAGCAACCGGCGGAGGCGGAGGCGGTGCTGCGGCAGGTGGTGCTGCTACTGGCGGAGGTGGCGCGGCAGCAGGAGGAGGTGGTGGAGGAGGCGGAGCTAAACCAGCCCCGTAGCTTTGTGACAGGAAATCATCCCAGTCACCACCCGCTTCATACGGCATAGGAGCCGGTGGTTGTGCAACCGGAGGTGGTGTCGGTGGAACCACGGGCGGTGTCGGAGGGACTACCGGAGGAGTCGGAGGTACTACCGGCGGCGTAGGCGGAACCACAGGAGGAGTAACCGGAGGTGGTGTCGGTGGTGCTACCGGCGGTGTAACAGGCGCAGTCGGTGGTGGCTCAATGTGCGGCACTACCTCCGGCTCCGGCATTACCGGGGGTTGCGGTGGCATTACCGGAGATGTAACAGGTGGTTGCGGGATGGCTGGGCCACCTGTTATTGGAACATCCTCCCAAGGTTGTGGAGCGATTCCCGGTGGTTGTGCAACCGGAGGTGGTGTCGGCATACCGAATCTGTCCCTGGGATACCCTCTCGGTGGTTGCATCCATGGGAACCTTCCGCCCCTGCCCGGATATCCCGGTGATGGTCTTCTGGGCGCTGTCGGTGGCCTAAAGTACGGGTTTCTCTGGGCCGTTAAAAGATTCTCAATCCCGCTCGGAACCCCGTATGCCCCACCACCAAACCCACCGAATCCCCTGCGGAAAGGTGGCCTGAAGGAAGGCATTCTCGGAGCCGGTCTGAAATTCCTCTGACCGTACTGTTGTAAATTTGGCATCCTCCTTTGAGGAAAGCGGGGTGGATATGGCCTAGGCATCCTCGGTCCCCTTCCACCGGGAAGAAACCCCCTGCCCTGGAACCTGGAAGGTCCGCGTGTACCTCTTCCCATACCCATCAGGTATTACTCCCGTATTGTCCTGTTCTGATCATTTTCGTCAATTCTTTTGCCCTGTTACCTACCTGGCCTGACCACCGTGAATCCATGAACTGATCCGCTGCTTCACTCCAGTCTCCCTCTGCCATTGCCGCAAGTGCCTTCTTGAAGGCTCTCAGGCGCGTCTGGCCCAGATTAAAACTGATATCCACCATCGCATCCTGTCTCGCTTCATTCAGTCCAGAAAACCATTCATATTCATTGTCCAGTTCAGATACCACGCGGTCTATGTCATTCTCAAGAAGGTAATCAATTTCATCATCATCCAGTCCAAGACCACCCTCTTTATCAATATTCCTGCCCACCCCGATAGTGATCTTGTTATCACTGCAACGGTAAGCAAATTTTTCAACACCCTCATGCCTTTTCAGCATCTCCAGAAGGCGATCAGTCGTCATGTATTTTTTTTAACCTCTACCCAGGCTTCATCTTCCTCCGTATCGGGGTCATCCCCCCTGAACCGGCCATTGGTGTCCCTTGCGCGAACCTTGTCGTAATCATCACGCCAGGCATCGCTGGAACGGGAAGGAGAAAAAAACCGCATGATCCTGCTGAAAAAACCCATGATTAACTACCTCCCCCGTTGTTTTGCCTTACCGATATTCAGAGCCAGAAGATCAACCAATTTATACAATTTCCCGATCCACGCATCGTCTTTCGGTGTCGGTGTAATCGCAGCCACAATGCTTGCGACAGTGATGATCAAAGTGACAACAGCAACAATATTCAAAATCATACCCATATCCATTCCCTCCTAGTTGACCTGATTCGTCTGAACCGTGTCCGTGTCTGTCAGGTTCCAGACATTCAAATTAGCCGCCACAGTCCTGCGCTCACCCGCACCCTTGAACGGGTAGACCAGATGCTGCAACCATGACGGGAACATATACAGCTTCCCAACTTGCGGCTGTAACGAAGTACATTGCGGTGGCCGTAGCCGCTCCACATCCATGAGTGAATTTCTTCCGTACTGGAAGGCGAGATACCCGTCACAATCGCCGCTGGAATTATAGAGGCTGTAATTCGGTGTCCCTGCGGTGGGTTGGTCTAAAATTTGTTGGGGCACCTTGGTCCAGCCAGTCACTGAAATCCCCATGATCGTTTTGGTCCCGTGGTCATGGATGGGGTTGTAATCCCCTTCAAAGGAATGAACCGACCAGAGTTCGTCCACTTCCACCCTTCGGGTTCCTGTAATCATGTTCCCGGTCTGTTCCGCAAAATGCTTCACATATTCAATACCCATCCCACTGATCAGACTGCAAAACTCCTCCAGTTCAGGAGCCTTGTAATCCATTGTTAACTGTTGCCCCCGGTCAATCTGTCCCACCAGTGTTCCTGCGTGGGAACGCCGGTCATCACTCTCCAGCAATTCATCCAGATAGGTATTCAGGCCATCCACCATATCAGGCGCAAGGTCTGTCTCCAGCATGAAGGCGGAAGGCAAAGACCAGATATTGATGTTAACTTCAGGCATGGAAAATCAATCCTCCAAAACCTCTTCCGCTTTTTTCTTGGACGCGGAGAGGAAAGAATTCTCAAAAATCTTCAAAGCAGCACTGACCTGATCTATCTCAAAAGTAAGTCTGCCCCGCTTATTCCTCAAATCCAGAATCTGGGAATGGAAATATTTCTGTTCCTCAGAAAGATCCTCCACCCGGATTTTTTCATCCCCAAGAAAGACTACATTTTCTTCTGCTGATTGATCACTCATCAAATATCTCCAAAATTAACTTTCCAGAGCAGTAATCCTTGCATCCAGTTCCTGAATGCAGGTAACGAGATGCGCCACAATATTATCAACCCTGACCGCTAACTGACCCGTCTCCCCGACCACCGCATTCGATAGGACGGTAGCAACCTCCTGGGCGATAAATCCCGCATCTGAAGTGCCGTCTGCAATCCAGTCAAAGGTACGGCCTTTCAGGGCTTTTACTGTAGTGGTGGCATTTGTGATGTCGGCAACATTTTCTTTCAGTGACCCATCACTGGTATCGTTGATAACACCTGTAATTCCTGACGCGTTAAAAAGTGCTCTCACAGAGCTTGTATTAGTAACAATCTCTATCTTATCGGCAGCAGATGTACCAACAATATAATTATTGACAGTGCCATCCATGCCGAGCTTTTTGGTATTCCCCACAAGGATGTTGTCGGAAAGCGTTGTCTGGCCCGTAACCGTCAGGTTGTCGTTGACAGTTGTCTCTGAGGTTGCATGACCGACTGAAATGGGTACGCCTGAAGTTGCGGTAGCTATCGTGATACCGTTTGAAGTATTGGAATTATCTATGTTTAAGGAAGTAGTGGCATCCAGTGAAATAGTTGTGCCATCAACAGCAAATGTTCCATCAATATCTGTGTTGTCTAGATTGGCAGTCCCGTCAACATCTATATCTCCCGCCACTGTAAATCCAGCATCACCAACTAGCTTTAAATCATCTGCGGATTCATCCCAGAGCATATAAGCCCCGGAAGTGGCACCGAAAAATTTGACATCATAACCAGTATCATCTACCCCAACCGTCAGGGCACTGTACTGAACCACCCCGTCTGCCGACTCATCCCACAACCAGTATTTACCTGAAGTTGCGCCAAAGAATTTGACATCACCCCCTGTATCATCAACACCTACTGTGACATTACCTGTAACGGTTAAATTGTCTGCGACAGTTGTTTCTGATGTTGTGTGCCCGATAGTGACCGCAATTCCGCTTGTTTCTGTAGCCAGCTTTAATGCGCCTGTTGCGTTTTTAATGTAGCTGTCTGTGCCATCATGGAAGAGTTGTAAATCATTACCCGTACCGATTTTAATATTAGTGCTGTCGGGTATTATCAGTGCATCATCGCTCTCGTCCCAGAGAATATATTTACCGGCAGTTGCTCCAAAAAATTTGACATCATATCCGGTATCGTCCACGCCAACGGTCAACGTACTGTATTGCAAAACTCCATCGGCAGACTCATCCCATAGCCAGTATTTACCTGATGTGGCCCCGAAAAATTTTACATCATGTCCGGTATCATCGACTCCCACCGTAACTTTGCCGCCGATGTTGATATCAGCCAGCGCATCGACTACTGCCGCCCCGCTTCCGGCCCCATCGTAGTAGACCATACGGCTTTCGCCGGTAGGAATATTTACTGTGGCCCCGGTTCCCTGTTTGATCGTGATGATCTGTGAACCGGATGTCGCATTCTCAATAATCTGGATACGGCTGATTGAGTTTGGTGAAATCGTGAGAGTCCGGGTTGCGGTCAAAGAACCGCTTGATGTGACCTTGAAATAGAAAGCACGGGCCGGATCAGCCGCACCATCCGCGACAATAGTGGTTGCGTTTGCATCACTGTCAAAAGATTCCTGTGTATCATAGGATACGGATTGGCCTATCATTGAAAGGTTGAGATTTGTGGTTGTGCCCCACGTTCCGCTACCGTCCCCAGTAGCCATTTCGTTAAGTCTTAAATCATTGACGTATGTAGATGCCATTATTACGCTACCTCTTTCCAGTCAGGAGTCTGGTCAGTATCCACCGCGCTCCAACCAGGGGTTTGTGAACTTGAAACTGAAGACCAGTCAGGCGTTTGGCTTGTATCCACAAGACCCCAGACCAGAACACCGGAAGTGGTTGCTTCAACCTCGTTACCTGTAACTTCGACCGCTGCCTTACCTGTAACAGTGACAGAAGCGGTATATGCAGTAGACGCATCACTGGTAACTTCAATCGTGTTATTGGTGATAAGTGAGATTGAGCCAACCGCAGAAGTCGCTGCATTACCCGTAACACTGACTGCGGCCTTACCCGTGGCAGTAACACTGGAAGTCGATGCAGTAACCGAGTTGCCCGTGACAGGGCAGATACACGCATTAGCCGTAACCGTGACAGAAGAGGTCGATACGGTTGCGGAGTTTCCAGAAGCGGATACGTTAGCTTCTGCGTCAACAGAAACAGAGTTGACGCTTGCAGTCGCTGAGTTACCTGTAAGAGTAACTGTGACATCAACAACGCCTCCCCATGTGGACGACCCCCATGTGCTATATCCCCAGGTGCCTGCTGCCATGACTTAACCATCATCTTTCATTACGCGATTCTGATAATCGCATTACTCGCATCTGCTGCGGGGAACGTGATCGTGAAATCGCCTGCCGTTGAAGTCTTATCGCCACCGAAAGCCAGAACCACCACTGCACGGTTCGCTGAACCTGCTGTCGTACTGGAGTTATAAATAAGTGCCCCATTTGCAGTGATGGTAGCGTCTGACCATGTGGAATCCGCGAAATCGGTCAGGGCTGTCGTTCCTGAAGTAGAGGGATCGACATTCGTGAGTGAATTCCCAGTAGCAGAATAATTAGTACCCGAAACTTCATTCGTGCTTGTGTACGCAGTCGTACTGGCACTCATCGTGCTGCTCGATGTGTAGAGTGCAATCTTGAATGTGTTTCCCGTTCCCGTGGTTGTGGTCGTACCGCCGCCACTACCCTGTTCAAAGTTGTGGATACCGGATAACAGTTCACCTTTGAAAGACGTACAAACTGCTTGTGTATGTGCCATTAGATTTTCCTCAAAATATCCGCCATGTCTTCATGGCCCTGTTGCGTTAAAAGATTATAAAGACTGGTCCTGTCACTCTGGATTGCGTCCTTACAGGCTTTCACAATCACATGATAGACCCTTCCCTTGAATGCCTCTGCCTGTTCTGCCACCACGGGGTCTGCACCTTCTGCCACCGATACGATTTTCCCCACGGCGCGTTGTGCAATCTCTTCCGGTGTAAACCCGCGAAACTCCGTGGTATGGACCTCGCAGGCTCCTGATTCCACCGATGCAACTACATTCAGCATCAGAACCTCTGGTTCCTCACGGCACCACTCCTGTAATTATCCGTTGTGCTGTACCCTTCTCCAAGAGACTTCAATCTGCCCAAAGCATCCTCGTACCGCTTCTCATAAATCGCCATCATGTCAGCGTCACCCTTCATAAAGGTATAGCCTTCCAGCAGGCAACCGTATAGCAGGGCATTTTCCGCATTGTCCCCCAACCAGCTTGTCCCGTCCCCGGATGCCGTAATCGAAGTCGGCTTGTAGAAATAGTGGAGTTCCACTGTGTAACCGCTGTCCGGCGTGGGACCGAGAATGAACGAAGAATCATCGAACAGGGCGTAGTACTTGGGTTTTCCTGTAGTGGTGGATACCGGGTAAGCCTCACGGATAAAATTCACATCCTTGAAAATCAGGTATTCATAACCGCTGCTGTCGAGGGCCAGAGAATAAGGGGCCATAAAATCACTGGGTGTTCCCAGGTAAGTATTGCCGCTTGTCATCGTGCCCGTGGTGTTCTTCCTGAAATCAGGCAACTGGACGGATTTGAGTATCCTGTTTTCCGCTTGCGCGATGATAGTAGCAATGTCATTGACAAAAGTGGTTTCCGTGTTTTGCAGGTAATCCTGCATCGTGCTTTTCAGTGTGGTATAGGTAAATGCCATCAGCCTGTACTCACTGTAACCTTTCCGACTACCGCCGTGATATCGAGTCCCACTGTCCTGCTGCCAAGGGCGGTGTTACCACCCCCCACAGGATTCCACGCATAAAGCCTGCGGCTCTCCGCCTCTCCCGTATCGGGCCTCGGATTACGCAATGCCTGGGGGTCTGCTGTCCTGAGCCTGCCTAACTGCAACTGCGGTTGATCTTCATCCACCACATCCCTGCCTACCAGCAAACCGTTGGGCCTTAAATTCTCAATCTGCGGCACCAGATCCTTTAACGGATACCGGAACCCCGTGCGGTCACAGAAACCGAAGGCCCGTTTACCATTGGCGTAACTGCTGCTCATAACTGGGTATAACCCCCAGGAGACACATAGAACGAAGTTTTATCCCGGTCTGCATCGGCAGCCAGGTTCCATTGTTCCTCATACGCCTGCTTCAATAGCGTGACACGTTCCGCCGATTCGGGACGTTTCATACTGATGTGGTAGGCCAGCCCTGCCGCCATGCACGGCATGAACCTGGAAGGAATGTCCACATTGTTGGAAGCAGGACTGCCCGTATCCTCCACACGCTGTATGTAGTAATAGCCCACCTTGTACGTCACGGCTGAATCCGGCACCGGCCAGACATTCAACGCAATTGCACCGGGGTCTTTCTCGACCCAGAACTGGACGGGCCTTCCCTGTGTCAGTTTGTTGGTCAGGTGGGAATACTGGCTGATCGAAATCCGGCTCATGGTGAGGTCGGTCTGCTTGGAAGTATCCCCGTCATCGGTACGCAGGAACGCTTCCACGATATCCAACTGGTCGCTCGACAGGGCATAGCGGCCTGTCCCCGCCGTCAGGGTCTGGGTGTCCTCCTGTACCGTCCACAGGTTCAATCCACGGTTCTGCCATTCAAGGAACATGAGGTCCAGGCTTCGCCTTGCGGTACGGTAATCATACCCGCTGCGTAACTCCAGACCCGCCCGTTCATAGGCTTCCTCAAGGATATCACTGAGGTCGAGGGTAAAAGCATAGGTACCGCTGGTAGCCATTATGCGTGTCTCCTCGAAGTACGCATCGGCTTATTGGCAATCCTTCTTACAGGATTCCTGCTATGGACAACCCTTTTTGCGGCAGACTGTTTACGGTTACGGCTCGATGGCGCACTGCTGATCTGCTTGCCTGTCTGGGCGCGGCTGATCATCTCTACCCTTTTTTCTTCTTTTTCTTTGCCGTTTTCTTTGCCGTCTTTTTTGCCGCACCTTTTTTAGCTACCGGCTTTGGTTCAGGCTTGGAAGGTTGCATTTCAGCCAACCTTGCTTTGGCTTCCTTTTTCCCCATCGGGTCAGAAACCACGACATCATAACCGCCATCTGCATTCTTGGTCCCGATCTGGTAAATGGGTTCCCCCATCGTGTCAGGATGCAGGGAAACCCCGTTCTGGAAAATCTCAAGATTGCTCATCCTTGCTCTCCATTAAGAGTAATGTTTGACCATCTTCAAAACCACCGTATAGGCATCGCCGGAGCCATGGCCTACGGTTGTCAGCATGATATCTCCTGTCACCCCGGAACCAGCATTGTTGGTCAATCCGGTGAACTCACTCATATCCAGAGTATCGGAATAATCAGCAGGTAAATGAAATGCCAGTACATCAGTGCTGGCATCCCAGAGCAACTTGACACTCATCCCCAATGTTGAAAACCAGACCGACTGGATTACCACGGTACTACAGGCTTTCCCTGTCATGGGGTCTGTTTGAAGGGCGGAAACATCCACCTTCTTGACCGCAGCCTCTCCGCTGCCGTCAGAGACATTGGTGAAACTCATTACCACATGGCGAGCGCCATCCTGGATCGTTTGACTCGTTACAACATCAGCCATTGTTTATCTCCTGTCTTATCACCGGACGGGGCCGTAACCCCGTCCAGTTCACCCAATCACTGATTATTCAAACGGCGTTGCCAGTGTGCCATCCCCATGCAGGAATGCCTCGCAATGCCATACCGCTGCGCTGGTAGCTACCAGACGGATCACTCCACCTACCAGCCAGCCTTGTCCCGCTGACCCCAGATCAATGGTGTCATCGTTACTGGCATCGGGAATAAACGTGTTGTTATCCGTTGCGGTTGCCGGATCGAAGAGATACGCAAATCCACTGAACAAGTCACTGGCATTATCCGTATTGATCTGTCCCGCACCTGTAAAGGTGGTTCCAACGATGAAGGTGTAGTTATACCCCGCAGCCGCCGTAGGCAGTGTCACCACGATACCTGCGGCCCTGTTCAGGGTATAAACCGTACCGGAATCGGTAGATTCAACGCTCTTGGTGGCAGATGTGATACTGCTTACATTAGAGTAAGCAGAAACATATCCGGTTGTGGTGATATTACCGCTGGTATCTATATCCAGATTAGTGGTAATCGCACCCGTTCCAGCGGTCTTGCTGATCTGCTCAAAGCCACCTTCAGACCGGACTGGGCCGTTAAAAGTTGTATTAGCCATGTCTTTCTCCTGTCTCGGCTAGTGTCTGCCGCACAATGCGACAGTCAGGAAAAAGGAAAGCGGCCCGACAAAGAGCCGCTATCCTGTACCGTTTGCTTACGCGCCCGGTGATCCGTACATACCCAATGGGTCAGAAACACCGAAGGAATAACGCTCACGCGCCTTGTAGCGCACGTTACCCGTATCGAAGTCGCCGTCCATCGAGGTTTCCATCGAAGTACGCTCAAAATGCCTCATACCATTCGGGACATCCGTGATGAGGTACCAGGAATCACTGTCAGTCAGGTAATGATTGACTTGATAACCCCCAGGTACTGCACCCATGGACCGTATGGCATTCAGGTCATTGTCAGCCGTTGCTGGTCTGAGTTCAGAATCCAACAGACGCTTCGCTGCAAACATACTTGCAGGTGGAATCAGCAGAGTACGCGGCCTTGCGGCGATCAGTAATCCACGCTCATCCGTCAGGGCAGCAATCGTGACAATCGCCGCTTCCAGTGAGGTTTCATTCAGATCCGCTGCTGTGGCAGGACGGTTATCGTTAGTACCGCCATCCACACGAGGGTGCCCGCCACCGCCGGTCACGCCGTCACCGGACGCAGTGAAGAAGTTAACTCCATCACCTGTCTGGTAACTGTTCGTGAAACCATTGTTGAGCGGGTTCACAGCCTTTACCTGCTTGGTATAGGCCATTGCACGAGCTAGGGCTTTTGTATAACGCGCTGAAAGCGAATCGTAAAGATTATCTTCCATCGCCTCTTCGGTAATCGCAAAACCCATTGCAATCGTTTCATGGTTGTACCTTGCAGTGAATGCTTCCTGTGCAGAATCGTAGGAAATTGCATTCCCTTCATCCTTCACCGGAGCCGCACCAAAGCCACTCAGCTTTACTTCTTCCTCAAATGAACGCTCAGATGATTCAGTTTCATAAATCACCGCGTGTTCATCCTCGTACTTCTCATACTCCAGGCCGAAAAGGGCGTTAAGCCCCGGCAGGAGTTCCTTCAGCATTTGTGCTCTTGATATAGCCATTGCTAGTTACTCCTTATATGCCTGTTACATTGGTTAACTGATGACCCGCATTAAAGCGGAAAATTCCATCAGTATAGGTATCACCAACCGTACTAGTCGGGCCGTCAACGAAGTCAACGAGCCTGATAGGGAACGTGTTGGTGGTGGCGACTGTAGACGCATCACAAGCATTCTTGCTCCGGCCAATCGTGGTGGAACCCGCTGTTTGAATAACAGAAAAGTTCGCGCCAAGTCCGGTCTGGGCAATCGTGGCATCTCCCTGCATCTTGAACAGGACATCCGGGTCAATCAGGACATAAGCCGCTGCATCGGAAGCTGCCATTGATGCAGGCCATGTCTGGTTGAAGGTCAACTGAGATGTACTTGAGTCAGTGTACTTACAGCCCATGAAAATACCTATGGAGGTCAGTGCGCTGGTTCCGGTGTCCAACTCAATGGTCCCGGCTGTCACCAGCTTCACAAAATCCCCATAGAAAATAGCGGTGCCATACGCACTGGCAATCTTGATATGAACAACTTTTCCTGAAAAGGATCCGCTGCTTGAACAAGTACCAACAGGTTCCGCACCGTTAGGAGTCGCAGAAGTAGCCATAGTTTTCTCCTCTATGTTGCTACGTTAAACACAAAGGCTGCACTCCGTTATAACGAAATATCAGCCCTTCCCAAAGGTCGTGCGTGTACTTCTTTCGGGCCTCATCAACGGCATACGCGGGTCGTTTTCTCTCATGTAGTTGCTGTCCACGGATTCCATCTGTTTATCTGCGATTTCCTGATGATGCCTTGTACGCGCCTTCATTTTCTTTTCCGGCGCTTTACACAAAAGCAACCCGCCCTGCTCAATATTCCCTTCAAACTGGGAATTGATATCAGACATAATCTTCAGTTCCGGGTGGTCTTCCCTTTTTACTGGAACCCATCCATCCCTGAATTTCTTGGATACGTTGATGTCATCAGTGTGGCCCAGAACACTCGTCCTGATCCATCTGAACCTCCAACCATCCTGCGGGTCAGGAGTCGGTAAAACAGAAGAAGGAACCCAGGAATCATCTTCCCGGACCTCATCTTCACGAGTCATGTGAGACTCTAAAGTGCGCTCATCAGCCATTTGACATCTCCTTGATGACCTGGTTGGCATACTGTTGGTTTGTTAACCCAAGACGCTTAGCGAGTGCGCGTTGAGTGGACGTTAGCTTCACTTTGCGCGATTTGGCCCCGTTGTTCCTTGCGGAAGGAGCCACCACCGAGGAGGCTTTCCTGGTTGTCGAAGTCGCGGGCTGTCCAACGCCGCCAGTACCCAACCAGTCATGGTCATTAAATCTATCTCTCATGCCTTTGTCAATATATTGAAAATACTGATCTGAATTCGGGGCTAACCCGTTGTCCTGCAAGGCTTCCTCGTGCAAGGCATACGCATACGCCGTCATCCCCTTTTTAGAGGTGTCCCCGAACCATGTATTTTCCTTCCCCCATGCAGTCGCCTTGGGGTCAGGTTCCGGCACCTGTTGCTGTTGCTGTTGCTGTTGTTGTTGTTGGTAAGCCTGCTGCTGCTGTTGGTAAGCCTGTTGCTGCTGCTGGTAAACCTGCTGCTGTTGCTGTTCAGGCGTTAAGGGCTGGGGAAGGCTCCGTTCATATTTTTCCGCTTCCTTGAGTTCCGTCTGCGCATCGATCATTTTTTCCTGGGAGGTAACAATAGCGTCCGTATTACCTTCTTCGTGGGCCTTGCGGTATTCAGCCTTGGCCTTATCAGCCGATAACTGCGCCTTGGCCTTGATCGTGTTGACCAAAGCCCCTTCCCCGCGATGGATCAGGGACTCGGATGCGCGGTTCTTGTCTTCCAGGGTACGGATATGGTTCTGCTGTGCCTGCGCCACCTTGACCGCCTCATCCCGCATCCTTTCAGCTTCATGGCGCTCATATTTAAGGGTATCAATGCGCTTCTGGTTTTTTGTTTTCTGGTAATCTTCAAGTTCCCCGGACGATTCCCCGGACTCAGAGTTATCAGTTTCCAGTTCCAGATCAGCTTGTTTCGCCTCGGACTTCTTTTCCTCGGAAGGCTTGGTGATCTTGGTACGGACCCCGAAGAACTTGTCTTCTGCGGAATGCCCAGGCTCCGCAACGGGTTCTACATTAGATTCTGTTGTTTCTGTTGATTCGTTCATACCTTTACGATACCTCTCGGGTCTTCGACCACAGCTTCTACACTGTCGTCATTGATGAGCCGGAATTCCTTACCGTGGACGATAAACCGTGTACCGGAATAACTCCGCATCACGATCCAGTCCCCCTTCTTGCAGAAAGCACCGGATGGAAAACGTTTGGGGTTTTTATAAGCATCCGGCCCCATATCGAGGACAAAACCTATAATGGAACCCACTTCTTCGTTATAAACTGTCTGGACGGATTTTATGATTCCGCCCTCTGTTTTCTCATCCGGTTCAGGTAAGGCAATCAGTATCTTGTAGCCTTTCGGCTTCGGCATCTGACTGGCTTTACGGCCCTCCGTTTCCCCGGAAGGCTCTTTATCCACGATAGCTAACGACTCAGCCATTAGTTTCTCCTGTGCATTGGAAAGTTAGGTGTCCAAAGTCACCTGCACCGCATCATGCGGAGTATCACGCTTCCTCCAGCTTCTTCTTGAGGTCAAGCAATTCCCGTTCCGCCGTTGCCAGTCCTTCGATCATCCCGCAACAGCGTGTGTATTCACTGTATTCCTTGCAACCACCCGTACTCATGTGGTCGCTCAATTCATTCATCATTTTGCGGAATTGCTCCCGCAAAAGATCCAGTTCATCCATCTCCCATCATTTCCTTGGCAATTTCCACGCCTAATTTAGCACCTTCCAACTGGTCTTTACTAGCAATCCGCTTGGTTTCAAGCTCTTCCCTTGAATTCTCGGATGCGATCTTCGCCCCCAGTTTTGCCTGTTCAATGCGTTCCTGCTGCGCCATCTTCTCCCGCTCAAGGCCGGATTTATCCGCAGCCTTCTGCAAATCATTCTGGATCTTCGCCATGTCGGACTGCGCCTTAGCCTGAGCCTGCTGCTGCTTGATCTGCAATTCCTGTTGCTGCATCTGGATAATCGGGTCTTTTGCCTCCTCCATCTGCTTCTGAGCCTGTGCCTCGCGCTGGTCTTTGCCCGTCAGTTGGGCGGCAGCAGGGGCCACGAGCCTTGAAAGCCTGAGTTCAATGTCCTCCGGCAGTGTATCGCCGGGGGCCGGGAGTCCCACACCGAGTTCCTGCTCAATCTTCGCCCGGTACGCAAAGGCAACGTGTTCCGAGATGTGCGCCGCCATCGCCGCTTCCGCTGATTTGGCGGTGGGGCTTTTCGAC